AGAAAATTATCTGCGTCATCATCATGCTCCCACTGAATTAAGTAGTTAGCATTACACTCTTTACAATAAATTAATTCTTCGTCCATTAGCCTTCACACGATGCACAGTTTAAAAGATTACGAGAAAGTTCCTGGCTAGGATTTGTTCCTCTATGATAATACAAAGTCTTTACTCCTTGCTCCCATGCGAATATCAATAATTGATTTACATCTCGTGGTGGAGTCTTAGGGTGAACCATTAGATTCAATGATTGGGCTTGGTCAATATATTTTTGTCGAATACTTGCTTGTATGACAACTTCCTTTTGACTTATCTCTCCAAATGTTTTGAATACTTCTCTTTCATGGTCACTTAAGAACATTAAGTGTTGAACAGATCCGCCAGTTACAAGAATAGATTTCCAAACATCTGCATTGTCATTATTATACTTCTTAAGTACTTCTTTTAAATGAGGATTCTTATATGTGAACTTTCCTTTTGCCAAGTCTTTCACAAAGTAGTTACTATTCAGTGGTTCGATACTTGGTGATACCTGACCTAGAATAAATGAACTCGATGTGGTTGGAGCAATAGCCATTGTTGTAACATTACGTCTTCCATATCCTTTTAATAAAGGTGGCTCTCCTAATTTATTAGCAAGGTAGTTTGTTCCAACATCAGCTCCTTTTTTAATATTAGAAAAGATTTCAGTTGTTAATTGTTTTGCTTCAAATGACTCAAAAGCAATCGACTTTGATTGTAGATAAGAATGCCAACCCAATACTCCGATTCCTAATGCTCTTTGATTCTTAGCAAAGTTTACTGCTCGGTGAAGATAAGGTACCTCTTCACCTTTTTCAATAAACTCAGACATAACAGCATCGAGAAAGGCAACTAAAGTTTCAACTGCATCTGATTCTTTCCATTCGTCATAATGTAATAAATTCATTGATGAAAGGTCGCAGACAAATGATTCATCATTATTGGTTGATAGAGCAATTTCAGAACATAAGTTTGATGCCCATACTTTCATTCTTTTATCTTTATAAACTTGAGGTTTATTCTTATTGACGGTATCACTAAACATAATATATGGATAACCAGATTCAAATCTTTTTTGAATTACCTTAGCCCATATCTTTCTTTTTTCTTTATCACCATCAATCATCTCTTTCATAAATGCATCGGTAACTGTTACGCCGAATGACATATTTTGAATAGGGTGACCATCATTACGAATAGAAAGAAACTCTAAAACATCTGGGTGGTCAATAGGAAGATAAGCAGCAAAAGAACCTCTACGAACGTTTGATTGTGAAACAACATTGGTAACTGTTTCATATAATTCCATAAAATGAACTGGTCCATTTGATTTACCTCCTGTACTAATTGCATCGCCTCTTCCCCTTACATTACCAAAATAAGCAGATGTACCTCCACCCATCTTTGACATCATTCCAACTTCTGCTACTCCAGTAAGAATAGACTCCATAGTATCGTCGATATAAGAACCGAAACAGGATATAGGTAGTCCTCTCTTTAATCCGAAGTTAGCCCAAATAGGTGAGGCTAATGAATACCAACCACGAGACATGTAGTCTTCAAACTTATCCGCAAACCCATCGATTTCTAATCGACGTTGAGCGGCCAAAGCTATCTGACGTATTCTTTCTTCCGGCGTTTTGTCGCCTTCAATGTATCCGCGCTGTAAAAAAGTGCGAGAATCATTATTCAACCAATAATACTTTTCCATAATATATCTATACTCCTAAAACAAATCTTCTACATCGTAGCTTTTGTCTTTCTTTGAATACTCAGTTGGTCTTTTAAAGAAGAAGTCAGTTGCTGTATTACCAAGTACATCTTCATCAAACCATTTCGTTTTTCCTAATAGCTCTTCGTCAATTTCATATTGAGGTTTGAATCCAATCGCAATTAATGATTCATTTAATCTATTCTTAATGAAATTATGCATAATTGGAGTAGACAAATGTTCTGACTGATATCCATTTACTGACCACTCAATAATCTTTGCTTCTGCATTAAATGCTTTATCACATGTTGATGATACTCTTTCTGTGAGCTCTTCATCAAATAGCTCAGGGTGTTCTTCTCGAATTGTTTGTATGAGTTTAATTCCAACTTGAGCATGAAGCATTTCCTCACGAGAAGTATATGCTACTTGTTGTGCAGTATCTTTTAATACATTCTTAAATCGATTAAAGTAATTGATAGTATAAAATTGACTAAATAGCGAAACGTTTTCTACATATAAAGTAAACAAAATAAGAGAGTATAAAAATTGTTTCTTTGAATCTTTATAATATCTGTGATTATATTTACGAAGATACTTTACTCGATTCTTAATAATATCAAGCTCCATATTCTTTTCGAATATGTCTTCCATTTCTAAAATTTCAAGTAGCCTTTCATAAGCATTGTTATGAATTACCTCGACATTTGCCATTACATACCCTAAATCTGTAATCGACGGATGTGGAAGATTCTGACCAACATTGGCCCAAAAGGTTTTAACAGCCACTTCAATTTGAGCAATTGCTGAGAGACATCGGGTAATCATTTCGCGCTCCTCGTCATTTAGCTCTACCTTGAAATCTTGTACGTCTGACTGAAATGAAAATTCTTTATCAGTCCAAAATCCGTTATGCATTGCCTCACAAAACTGTTCAGTCCACGGATAGTTATCTGGTTTTCTAGAAATTTGTTCTTCAAATATTGATGATGCCATATGTTTACACTACTCTCTTTTAAATTTAGTTAAGATTAATATTACACCAAAGTAAGTAACTTGTAAAGAATATTTTACAATAAATTACTTGACCTTGGACGGATTGCTCGAATTGCACCAGTCTCGGAATCTCTTAATATTATTGTAGCATTCCTATTTTTAGTAGCATAATCGTAAATGGCTTTTTGATTTTCGTCATTCAAGTCTAGGAATTTATTCCATCTCTCGAATTTATTTCTGCCTGTAGAAAACCTGCGAAATATATCTGTGGAAGCATCAAATGATTTTCCTTTTTTCTTATCACCTAACTTTGGGTCATAGCCTGTACCAACGGAGCCTACTCCTGCGGAAGCGGCTGTTACGTCTTCAAAGTATGATTTGAACTTTTTCATCTTGCTAGGTCTTCTTGAATAACAAATATATCTCTACCAGTTTTTATATGTAATGCACTAAACACCGGAATGCCGAAGATATCTCCGACCGGTTTACTTTCCGTGATAGAAACCATACTACTCTTTTTAGCGAGAATATCTCCAGTAGTTGGTAATGCTATGTCACGGGTCAAAGCATATTTACCTTCTTGTATTTTTTCTCCATCTTCTGTCAAATACCAGCAATTATTACTTTCTTCTAATACTTCTGAGGTTAAGTCAACATCGGTAACTTCTTTGAGAACTTTAGCAATATCTTCATTTGATAACTTCAAGTTATCTTTAATTAAGTATAATGCAGCTCCATATCGAGCAATTGTCGATTTTCCTAATGGCACCTTAGCTAGTAATCTTCTGATATTATATACGAGTTTGTGAAAAGTGTTATAGACTCCTTTTTCTTCAGCAGTCTCTGGTGTCTTTAATTTTTTTCCGTCCTTATCTACTATGCCTTTTTTGAATGCTCCAGTTTTTTCCCAAGGCATCGTGAGCAGCCTTAAAAATCGTAGTGCGTAGAAAAAATCTGGTCCTCTTAGAAATGGCATATTATAAATCCTGTAATCTTTTTGCTATTTTGATATCAATTCCGACGTCCCTATATTGTGTTTCCGATAAGTAATTTAAATAAACTAAAAATGTTTTAATCTGTGGCCATAAATCTGTCTCAATTCGATAGAACATCATTCGTGTTGCTGCACTTATCTCAAATACATTATATATACAAATCACGTGGTTGAGAATCAATCGTTCTTGAAGAATACCCGTTTCACGATATTTTCTCAATAACCTAATAATATATTTGAACCTTGCAAGGTCACTATAAAAATCTTCTTCGTCTACACAACTAGGATTATCATAGTGTTTTGCCGCAAAGAGCTCAAAGTTATCACGATTCAGTTCATCAAATAATTTCATACAAAATTATTTATACTGATTCCATCATACTATCGTCAGGTTTGCCGAATTTCTTTGTTACATCTTTTACGAGATTCTGAACTTTAGGGGCAAAGATTGATACGCCAAAGTTCTTCTTATCCATAGGGGCAAACTCAGATTCTGCTTTACCTCTATAAGTCTTTTTAATGTAATTATTTACCTTCATTGCTTTAATCTTATCTTTGTAAATAAGATAAGCAGCGTCGGCTTCGGCTAACTCAATTTCGGTTGACTCCTGGGCTACTTTTTTTTTATCGATTGAACTTCGATCGTCTTTTTTAGTAGCTTTAGATATTGCTTTGCGTCTTTTATGTAGATATTCATCTGAATCATCTACATCACCATCGTTGTCTATATCTTTATCTTTACGGTCATCAAAGTCTTTTGAAACAGCTTTACGATTGACTGGGTCAAGTTTAGCTTCTTTCATTCCTGCAATCAATGATGCAATAGCTTTATGAACTTCCTTAGTATTCGGTAGTTTTAATTCTCTTGCAATTAACTTAGGGTCTTTAACACCTTTACTGACTAATGCGTGAAGGTCTTTCATTTTACCTTCGCTCATTTTATAAACAACACCTTTGGCGTTCTTTGGGTCTTGCTCAGGGTCGTCTTTCTTATCCACTTTATGAGCGGCTTTGAAGTCTTTTTCACCCTTTGCACGAGGTTCTTCGACCTCTCTTTGCATTACCTTTTTAGCGGCTTCTGCAACATCTAATATTTCTTTATCTAGTGGATTGAATGACATAATTTTTTACTCCTTAAATTGACGGACTTCCCCACATAACCATTGCAATTGCACCAGTTATGAGAGTGGATATTGCTATCCAAAATATTTTATTAATAATTTTTAATTCATTTTGAGCGTCTCTTGCTTGTGTTTCAACCGCTCTTAATCTTTCATCAAGGTCTGACAACTTGCGATGTAATTCGGCGGTGAGTTCTTGAAGTCCCTCTAGTTTCTCTTCTGCTCGAGCTATCGCGACAACCGCATCCGATAAGCTATCGATTTTAGTTTCTATTCTATCTAGTCGTTCTGCGTTTGTCATAGTTCCCAGTCTGTATATTAGTATCTATTTATAAGATTAACCAAATTCATGGCCAGCGACCCGCCTGAGTTGTTTCTTGAATTCAGCGAAGTCTGGTTTAGATTTATAGAGCTTAATTGAAATTTCGGGCCTATCCTTGCCCTTAATACGCCAGGCATATCCCTTTTCCTTATGCTCTGGCTTAGTTGTCTTGACAACTCTACGCTTATATTGCGCTTCGAATGATTCAGGTTTTCCTCCTTTACCTTCTTCAACAGTTTCTCCTCTAGCTCTCTCAAAATCTTGTTTTGTAGGAGCTCCTTTTGAACCAGGCTTTCTCATCTTTCTACCTGATTTTCTTTTCTTATGAATATTAGCCCAAAGTCCATCACCTTCTTGGATAGGCTTCATTTTATTCTTTACTCGAATAGCATTTAGTTTTTGAATTATATCTTTTTGTTTTCCAGAGCCAGGCATAGCTTTCATAGCCAAAGTAGTTAATCGATAAAGTTCTGCTTTGTCTTTAGTACTAAGACCTTCATCTAATCCAGCTTCTCTTCTTGCAGCTCTATATGCTGCTAAAGCCATATCACGAATCTTCTCTTTTGATTTACCTTTAAACTGAGGAGCATCTGACTTCATAAAGTCATCAATGTAATCACCGATGTCGTGTTTACGTGGGTCAAGCTTCTCGAATATTCTAAAAGGAATCATTATTTGCCTCGTACTTTTGCAGCTAAATCTTTATCGGCTCCGCCCCAAGTCCCTTTGGATTTAGTGGCAAACGAATTAACTCTTGCATGACCCCATTGGTCAGGTGTGGTTCCTGGTCTATGACCTGTTCTCCAAGCTGCTTTTCCTCTATTGAAGACTTGTTTTAAAATACCAAAAGGTATACCAGTTTTCTCTGCTTTCTTTTTGAGAGATGCATCAGGTGATTCTGAAATAACTTCTTCTCCGAGCCATTTATCTTCTAACCAAGACTCGGTTTCTTCCTCTATCTTATAGTCCGCTTTAGAATCCATTGACAGAGCTGAAAATTTGTCAGTTGGAAATCTTCCTTTTGTTCCGTCAGACCATTGAACTTCAACACCGGCCTTACCCAGTACCTTTTGCTGCTTAAGGACCTTTCCATAAAGCATTTTGCCGTTTTTCAGCTTCATAATAACCTTTGCACCTTTGTCGATAACAAAAGCTTCATCAAGCTCATCTTCTTCAACATAAAACATTTTTGATTTTTTACCTTTTTCATCTTTAGCCATAATGGATTTAACTTTACCACCATGTTTCTTTGCAATCTGATTAGCAGGTGTTAGAGCTGGGCCGACATATTCTTTCTTCACTTTATCCGCGTCTGCCTTATCTTTGCGAAGTTTTCGAATATAAGCTTGATGAACTGCGACTGCTTCTCGGTCTCCTCTTTTAGAAGCCTTCAGCGCCAATTCTTGGTGTCTCAAAATTGAGCTATTGATATCTGCGATATCTCTTTTTTCTGTTATATGTTGTTTAAATGATTTCATTCTAATGTCCATGTATTAGCGTTAGGTACATAGCTAGATATCTTATTTAGGATACGATCACCTATATCATTAAATGATAATGGCATTTTACCACTTCTTTTTGCATAAAAGTATTCCGCCTCTTTGATATACGCTCCACCTTTTTTACTAGTTTTTAATTCACTATCTACATTAATCTTATTAAAAGCAAATACGATATCTCCGTCCATATATTTCTTAAGGCCTTTACCCATCTTTACAATATCTAACATTGTTTGAGAAGCACCTCTATGAGTGTTGACTAAGATTTCTACGGGTACCACTCGACCTCTCTTCGGGTCAAGGTTCTGAACCTTAGCGACTTCGATATCATTGACAACCCAAACGATGTGAATCTTCTTCTTATCATAACCAGCCTGTTGCACTAGTCGAGTGATGTTGTCAAGTTTTCTTAAATCTTTTAGAGTTACATCAAATATAATATTTGGTTTCTCTAATGCCGGTTTTGTCATAAGTTGAGTGAAGAATACTTGTTGAGCTTTATTAGGAAATCTTAATATATCTCCAACAATTTGATGAAGTTTACCAACATCTTTTGGATTTTTTAAATCAACCTTGCTCAAATCAACACCCATCTCATCTTTTATCTTTTGTTTGAGTTTAGGTGCCTTTAGAACTAAAGATTTGAGAGCATCAACATCGAATACTTTACCTTCAAGACCAACTAAATTATTTAAAACAAATCCTTTACCAGAACCAGCTCCACCTGCAAGAATAAGAGCATGCCCTTGTTTTGGATATGCTTTATTTGCAAAAGTAATTAATTTTTCGTCTAATTGACCAGGTGTAACTTCTTTTGTATGTTTTGCGTATTCATCAGTTCCGATTTCATAGGCTTCATTCTTAGCTTTAGTAATCTTTTTCATTTGATTAATAAATTTTCTATAAACTGCAGCTTCTGATTTTTTTCCCATAACTCTAGCTCTTTGTTCCATTGCAATTGCTGCTTGAATTTTATGAGCATGCGATTTACCAGAGTTCTTTATTTTTGAAACAGACTTTTCTGCGGTTTCAACATCTTTAAATCCTAATCCTTTTATAGTACCCTTTGGATTCTCATCTGTATATAAATCAGAATGTTTCTTACTATTGGCAGGTTGACCTTTCTTTCTAGGAATGCGAGGATTCTTTTCCTCTACTGTATATCCTAATTTAGGTACGTGATTATATCTTTCAAGTTCATTACCAGAAGGTGTCTGAATAGATACTCCACCTTTTACTTTTACAATTTTAAGAGAACTTGCTTTAGAACCATAGTCTTTCTTCAATTGCTTCTTAAGTTGAACCATATTAAAGTACTCAACTTTTTCTCCAAACATCTTTTTAAATTTAGTGGTATGTTTAGATGGTTTAGTCTTTGCTCCTTTATCGCCTGGTGCTGGTTTATATGCGGAAGGGTCATCATCTGATTTGGCTGCACCTTTCTTAAAGTGAGCATCTCTTTTTGACTTAGTAGATTTAGACATCTCATCACCTTCAGCATCTTTTGCATAATACTTTGCAGGTTGAGTTCCTTTTTTGTCTTTAACATCTGGGTCTTGTCTTACTTCAATCAAATCAGTAATCCAATATTTAGTACCTTCAGTGTCTTGAACATAAGTTGATTTTCTTTCGAATATTTCAAACTTATCTCCAGTCTTAACACTTACAACTACATCACCAATATTAAATACTTCTCCAGCAATATATTTTTCTCTTAAATCTGAATGTGTTCCTAGGTCAATGTGTTTTCTAAAATTAACCATTTCTTTCAATCCCATTCTTTTACGAATAAGATTAAATACACCTACTTTGTCTCCGAATGATTTAGGTAATCCATTACTGAATGAATCAAGGTCTCCTGCCTTCGCTGCTGCTCGCATTTTCGATGCTGACATACCAGATACATCGTCAGCATCTGGGTCTCTATCACCAGCAGAAACAGTAGAAATGCTATCAAATTCATAGAATCCGTGTCTAGCCTTCTTTCCATTATAAGAGTTCATTAACCTTTTAAACTCTGGTACTCTATCTGAACCAACAACCATTGTCACATCTGTGAATCCTTGGTCATATAAATCTACTAAAATATTAAATACATTAATTATTTTTTTATTGAAGATAATGTTTCTGCCATACTTAGGAAACATTTTTCTCATTATCTGAACTTTTTCTTTATACTGAAGAGGGTTTCGCTCAGGGTCACTTGATTGAGATACGTAAATTCTATAGTTATTCCCTTTTGATTCTGAAATCACCTTTTTGATTAATTTTTCGTGACCAATTGTTGGTGGGTTAAACCTGCCGAAAGTAAATACTACCGACTTACCTTTTTGTTCATTAAATTCTTTAAACGTATTAATCTTCATTATTTAATTATCAACTTTCGCGCCAGCTCTCCATTGGTAACAAGACCAATATCTGGCTTTATACTTTGGTCCAGGGTTATCACAATTATGTCTTGCTCTAAAATTCTTTCTACGCTCAGGGTCATCTCTTTTGATACTCATCTTAGGGTCACCGAATCGAACCACTACAACGTTACCTTGATCGTTTTTTACGTATACTTTAAATTTCTTATTAGGATTTTCTGAAGTACGAATAGGGTCATTCAGCGTAACTGTCTTTCCTTGGTATTCTGCCTCTTCAAGAGTTTGTTCGAATATAGCTTCACAGGATTCGGTTGCTTCTTTCAGTTTAGTACCCACCTCTTGTTTCTTACTCATTCTCTTGAGCTCTAAATCTTTTACATCTATTTTATTGTCTCTTGCAAGCGCTTTGATTCGACTCTGCATTGGTTTCTTCGAATAAGTTCCCAAAACTTCTTTAGTCTTTTTATTGAAGACCACAAAAGGTTCTTTAATTTCAGATAGGGTGTATTCTTTAAAATTCTTCATTTCTTTTCTTTTTCTGCTTTAGATTTGTGACGAGCTACATCTGCAGCTTTAGCTTTCTTTAAAAGTTTTCTAGCAATCCTATCGATAGTTTTTCTTTTACCTTTGAGTCTATCTTCTAATCTTTTTCTATCGTTGAATGATAATTTACTTAAATCTTTTCCTTTGAGATATTTGGCAGCGAGTTTATTTCGAGCCATCTTTCTAGCTCTCTTCATTAAGACATCTTTTGTAGCTCTTTTCTTGAGAGCTCTTTGTCGTTTGATGGCAATTCTTTTTGATAGACGTTTCATAATCATAGAACGTCTTCTGCGCTGTTGCGGAGTCAAGGCCTCGTCAAGAATCTCAAGCTCGTCGAGTTCTTCGAGTTCGTTATATTCCTTGAATGTTATCATCTTTCCCAGCCTTTAATTACATCAGAACTAAAGTTATTCATTGAAAACTCTAGCCTATCAACGAGTTTAACTGCACCTCCTTTGGATTTATCTATAGCGACAAAACCTTCAGAACCCGTTACCTTAAATCCGTTTTTAGTCCGAACGAAGGTATCGATTTGTTTAACTCTATCTAGTTTATTTATAATAATTAATTTTGCATCAACGATAGCGTTCATCAAATCAAACATTAAAATTAAATTCTTTTTATTTGAAGTTGAGAAGAATTTAAAAAGTTCTTTCTTCTTAGCATCGATAGCAGCTTTACCTCTATCACTTGACCTTTTACCTTTTTCCTTTTCGAACTTATCATCAAAATACTTTAACATATTCGAAACATGCTTTGTAGTATTTCCAATTCTTTCACCACGTCTAACAAGAGTATTATTGAATGTCTCAATTCTAGCAGATAATTCAGTATTGTTTTCTAATTCTTTTAATGTTGTACTTTGGATTTTACTAAATATCTTTCCTGCCTTTGATAGAGCGGCAGTTACTTCAGCGGTATCTTTAGCATCAAATGTTGCAGTGCCAGATACATCTTTATAATCTGCATCTTGATACCAAATTGTTTTCTTCTTTTTTAGCCCACTAAGATTAACACCAAACTTAGCAGACATAGATTCAAAATCTTTTCCACTATATGTAGTATGCCATACAACTCCAAGATTGGCTTTCGAAATTGTTTTACCTAATTCAGATTTAACTGGCACAGCATAAACAATTGTGTTTGGCTGAAATGTAAAATATGATTCGCCATCAATAGTTTCTTTCTGAACATCACCTTTAGTAAACATAATGTCTCCTTGAATAACACCTTTGATACCAAGGTCTTTCAATTCATTAAAAGCAATTGTTAACTTATCAGCCAAATCACCAGAAGTATCAGCTCGAACATCTGCTTCTGATTTATAAACTTTAGGGTTCTTATTAAAGATACCTTTCTTGGCTACGAAGAATTTACCATCACTTGGGTCGATTCCAGCAAAGACTGCAGGTGCTCCGTCCCATTTAACTGTAACATTAGTAGAAGTCTTAGAATTACCGGCTAACATATCTCTCAAGGAGCGTAATGCAAGTATTGCTTCTCTTGCCCCTTTAACTCCACCATAGATAACTCTATCTTCAATGTGAGTCATGTGAACATTTTTACCAGCTTTAGTGGCTTCTAATATTTCAACATATTTTTTAAAACCCATCTCTTCGACCGCAAATGTTTTATTAGAAGTTTTAAAATTTTTCTTTCTCATCACAGTTTTTGCCACTAAATCAAGTTCTCCGTTCTTATCAAGTTGTAATACAAAAGGCATATTGACATCTGTCTGCATGTCTTTGATAACTGCTTCAGCACCTTTTCCTAAATTAGCAATCTTCTTACCATGCTTTTTATAAGATTGACGAAATAATCTTTGAATCTCTCCGGCTGTAATTTGTTTTTTGTTACGGGCATCATTGACTCTATCGAGGAAGTGTCGAGTAAATTCGACATCAAGTCCTACTTTTGCCCATAACTTATCGGCAAATCTTTCGATAGCATCTAGATTCTTTTTTGTAATCACGGCTGCAATGTTACCTTTGCTTGTTTTAAATTTGCTTTACCTGAAGCTCTTTTCTTGAGGTAGTTGACTAATCCTTTGACAGCTTTTTTGAACTCTCCAGTGAAACTATATTCTCCGTCATCAGAAAACATCATACCACCATCACGCACAGGTAACAGATAATCAAACTTCCACTTATCTTTTCCTTTTGGCTTTTGACCTTTGTGTTTCGATTGCCACTTAAGAGTATTAATAGTAAACGGAATAGCACCAAATATTTCTTCTAACTCTTGTTCGTCTTCTGTTAGATGTTCTTTAAAACTTTTCATTTCGTTTAGCTTTCCGTAATCTATAATCTTACCATTCTTAATAAGATATTTATTAAAGCGAACGTCGGGGTAATTTCTAGCAACTTGGTCTAGAATCCTAACATTCTCTTTATGGTCATCATATATGTTTACTTCTTCAACTTGTTTAAATTTTTTCAGGTACCTACCAATGATATACATTTTTCTTTGAGGTATAGGTCCATACTTTAAATTTCCAGCAAGTTCAAAACGAACTCTTTTATCATTTACCCTTATTCCAACCTGTCTAAAAGTATCTTTAAAAGTAGCATTGTTATCCATATCTGACCGAGCGGTCAAAAAGATAATCATGTTACCTTTATTAAATTGCCTTTTCAATTCTCTTAAGGTTGAATTGATAACTTTCGAAGATACTTTAAAAAGTTTAGCATCCCTAAACTGAGAAAAGTCATATTCTTCATCGTCGCCGAGAACATGACTATTAAATTCATCATTGGGTAGCTCGTCTACTATCTTACCAGTATGTTTATTTCTAACGATGACTTTAGCGAAAGAGTGAAATACTGTTTCGTCTATGTCAAAGAATGATAGTACTTTAGCCATTTAGTTCAGAGTTCCCATTAAAATTGTTTCTTCTATTTATATAGTTTTTGTTTTCAAATGCTCCTCCCATTGCTTATATAGTTCTTCTTCTAGCTTCCATGCTTGTTTTTCCCATGGCCATTCGTGATAACTAACTTTTGAAAGAGAGATAGCTTTACTTTTCCATTGCGTTTTTTGTGGACTTCCATCATCGTCGTGATAAATGTCATACATCTCGCCTCTGGCCCATTGCTTAACATGAACCATTTCGTGAGCCAAGGTTTGAATCATCTTGACGTTATCTTTAGAGTCGAGATTGATTGTAAACTCACGGGCATATCGATACTTATCTTCCCAAACGCAATCGCCTAAATCACCATTCCTTTCGAATAGGCTAGGACTAAGCTTAATGTCAAGATGCAATTTTCGCATTCTTGGCATTAACAATTGTTTGAAAAAATAGGCTGCTTCGACGACTAATTCTCGTTTCCGCTTACCTGAGCCGGAAACATCTATCGTCATCAATTACCCTCTGAAAATACAACTTCTTCGACTACCTCAAAGTGTTCATCGGTCGGTTGAACAATCCATCGTTCAATGCCAGATTTTAGTGATTTTACAAATAGACCAGACGGTGCTGGACTAACCTTTATTTCCTCAATAGACCAGGTAGCTCCATGCTCCTT